ATGACCGGCGCGACGCCGGTCACTCTGGATCGTTCGCTCCGCGCCCAACTCGCCGAATGCCTGCACTTCACTAAGGCGACGGACAAGCAGACTTCGCAGGCCGCATTCGCAGCTATCCGTCAGGCGCTGAAGTTTCACGCGACTCGCATACACAGGGTGGGGGACATACCCCAGCCAGCGCATATCCGGGTATCGATCGAGAGGATCGTCGCCGCAGCCACCGAGCTTTTAGACGCCATCGACCGAAGCAAATTGCCTCACGCGGTGGTTCGGTCCCTGGAGAGTGAGGTCGTCCGGGACGGCACGTTATTTCTGTCACTGACGGACATTCAGGTTCGAGGTGCCACCGCGATCGAACGATCGAAGCGCCAGCAGAGCTCAGGGATGCATATCAAAATGCATGCCGAGGCCCTCTCAAAGGCCAAAGAGCAGTTTGAAGGTATCTTTGATCAGTTCGGCCCCGCAGAGACCTCGGTCCCTGAGGATCGCGCGCGCTGGAAAGCTGACTTCGTGACGCTCTGTTGTGGACGGCTGCCGGCGGTCGGCACCTCTAAGGGGAAAACAGCTAAGAAGAGTGCAACGAAAGACGGGTAGCAACTACCCGCCTTGCCCTGCGCACCCCGAAGCCGGGTGCATTAAGTAAGCCTCCCTGCGGAAATCACTCCGCAGAGGAGAAGATCATGAAACAACGAAGCACCCCGGCCCGCCGCGTCCCGCGCCAACGGCCTCCTCTGTCCATTGTCTATCGCGCAATCGCGGAATTGACCGCCAATCCGGTCAATCCCCGCGCGCATTCCCCCGAGCAGATCGACCTGATCGGCAAGTCGATTCTCGAGTTCGGGTTCAACACGCCCTTACTGATCGATGCCCGCAACGAAGTGATCGCCGGCAACGGTCGCCTCGCTGCCGCCATCAAGCTGGGCCTGCGAGAGGTTCCGACAGTCTGTCTGGACCATCTGACGATGCAACAGAAGAAGGCGTACGCGATCGCCGACAACCGCATGAACGAGCTGTCGAGCTGGGACGGCGCGTTCCTGGCCGAAAGCTTCGCCGAGCTTTCAGCGGTCGATCTTGACTTTGACGTCACCTCGACGGGTTTCACGATGGGCGAGATCGACGTGATCTTGCAGCCCGCAGAGGAGGCGGGTGGGCCGGATCCTGACGATGCACTGGTCGAGCCGGAACCCACGGTCAGTCGTCTGGGTGACGTGTGGGAGCTCGGCCCCGATCACCGCATTGTCTGCGGCGACGCATTGCTCCCCGAGACTTACGAGCGACTGATGTCGGGCGAGCGGGCCGTGATGGCCTTTTTTGACCCGCCCTACAATGTGCGGATCGCTGGCAATGTGAGTGGCCTCGGCAAGAAGAAGCACGGCGAATTTGTTCAGGCGTCCGGCGAACTCAGCAGCGCCGCCTTCACCGACTTCCTCCGCAGCGCGTTTCGCCTCGCCGTGCGCTATAGCGACGATGGTTCGCTTCACTACGTATGTTCCGACTGGCGCCATGCGGGCGAATACCTCAATGCCGCCAGCGGCATCTACACCGAGGTGAAGAACTGCTGCGTCTGGGACAAAGAGATCGGCGGCATGGGCAGTCTCTACCGCTCTCAGCATGAGTGGGTGTGGGTGTTCAAGGCCGGGAAGGCGTCGCACACCAACAATGTCCAGCTCGGTCGGTACGGAAGGACGCGCACCAATATTTGGCGCTACCCAGGTCAAGTATCGTTCGCCCGCGCCACGGACGAAGGCAATCTGCTCGATCTGCATCCGACGGTGAAACCGGTAGCACTGATCGCCGACGCGATCATGGACGCCTCCGCCCGCCGCGATATCGTCCTCGACCCGTTCGCCGGCTCCGGCAGCACGATTATCGCCGCCGAGCGCGTAGGCCGACAGGCTCGGGTCATTGAGCTGGATCCGAAGTACGTCGATGTCGCCGTACGCCGCTACGAACGCCTAACAGGCCGTTCCGCGGTCCATGCGCGCCTGCAGCTGACGTTTGCCGAGGTGCGCGAGCTGCGCGAGGAGGGCGGTCGTGAGTTAGAAACAGCCAAGCAACGAGACCTATGAGGTCGGATATAAAAAACCGCCGAAGGCAACGCGGTTTCAGAAAGGACGGTCGGGCAACCCTAATGGCCGTCCCAAAGGCGGCCGCAACCTCGCCAGCCTCGCCAAGCGCGTCAGCGATCGCAAGATCACGATTCAAGAGAACGGGCGCACACGCCGGATTAGTGCCGGCGAAGCAGTGCTGATGAAGATCTTCAGCAAAGCGCTTGCCGGCGACGCGCCGTCCCAGCGCCTCGCGATCGGCCTACTGACGACCGCGCAGTCCGACGCGTCCACTGCACAGACCTTGTTCGAATCGGACGGTGATCGCGCACTGCTGCGCCAGGCACTTGAAGAATGGAGTGCTGAGCCGACCGCCGACGAAGAGGAGAGCGTCGATGAGAAGCTCTGACGAACAGATCTATGCGGCATTGCTGCGCGAGGATTTCTACACCTTCATGCTGAAGGTGTTCCAGACGCTGAAGCCTGGCACGACGTTCAAGGCCAACTGGCACCTGCGGGTGGTCGCGGCCGAGCTCGAGCGGGTCGCACGCGGCGAGCAGCGACGGCTGATCCTGAACCTGCCGCCCCGCTCTTTGAAATCGATCGCTGCGTCGGTCGCGCTGGTGGCTTGGTACCTCGGCCACCACCCCGAACGCGAAGTGATTTGCGCCAGCTACGGCCAAGACCTCGCCAGTAAATTTGCGCAGGACTGCCGAAAGATCATGCAGGCGCCTTGGTACCAGCTGATTTTTTCGACGCGGCTGTCGCGCTCGAAAAGTGCGGTCGATGACTTCCGCACGATCCAAGGTGGCGGTCGCTTCGCCACGTCGGTCGGTGGCCCGACGACCGGCCGCGGCGCCAGCCTGATCGTGATCGATGACCCGGCCAAACCTGAAGAGATGCTGTCGGAAACGCAACGCGAAGCGGTCACCCGGTGGTTCAACAGCACGGTCTATAGCCGCATGGACGACAAAGAGGCCGATAGCATCGTCGTCGCGATGCAGCGGCTGCATGTGCTCGACCTGACCGGATTTCTGGAGCAAGCCGGGGGCTGGAAGCTCCTCAAGCTGTCTGCGATCGCCGACAAGGACGAGACCTTCACGGTCACGCTGCCGACCGGCCGCGTAAGGACCTTTCATCGCAAGGAAGGCGAGGTGCTGCATCCGCTGCGCGAGTCCAAAGCAACGCTCGACGATATCCGGACGGCGCTCGGCAGCTACCTTTTCAGCGCGCAGTACCTGCAGACGCCGATGATGCCGGATGGCAACATCGTCAAGATCAGCTGGTTCGCTCGCTACGACGAAGCGCCTTCGGACGGAACGACACTGCAAAGTTGGGACACGGCGTCGAAGACCGGTGAACTCAACAGCTACTCGGTCTGCACGACCTGGCGGCTCAAGGGCAAGAAGGCGTACTTGATCGACGTCTATCGCAAGCGCCTCGAGTATCCGGACCTCAAGCGCGCGGTCATCGAGCAGGCGACCAAGCACCGCCCAAGCGTCATTTTGGTGGAAGAGAAGAGTTCGGGCGCTGCGTTGATCCAAGACCTGCGCCGAGAGAACATTCACACGCTGAAGGCAATCAAGCCCGAAGGCAGCAAAGAAATGCGCATGAGCGCGCAGACGGCATACATCGAGAACGGGTTCGTGCACTTACCGAACGCGGCGCCTTGGCTGCAGGCGTACGAACAGGAGTTGATGCTGTTCCCGATCGGCGCGCACAACGATCAGGTCGACTCGACATCGCAGGCGCTGGCGTATGTCCAAACGCGCCTGGCCGAGCCGGGGATGATTGCCTACTACCGCATGGACCTGGAGGAACGCGGCCTAATACCGAAGCGGGAGGATTGAGGCGGCGAAATGACTCGGTGTCGAGGTCACGGCGGCCACCTTCGTGTTTCGAGGATACGTTAAGGGGCTTGAAGCACCTAGGTGGATTGCTTGGCCTCGAGTTCAATGGGCGCTACGGGCCGTACAGGCGCTGCCTTGCTTGCAGTAAGATGAGCCTGCCCGCGATTAGAGGTCGGTTGCATCGCGTTCTACCGAATGGACAAAGAGCGGATGGGAGTCCACGCAACCGGATACAACCGCGGGGTCCCATCGCGGTTCGGAGCCCCGTTGATCCCATCCAGCATCGTGGTGTCTTAGAACTTTCTTTCGCTCTGCGTCTTTATTACGCATGTGCCCGCGCGACGTGTCGTTTTACCTACGACTGTTGTGTCTTCGATGAAGCTCAAATCCACGCGGTTGATCGTCCGAGTGATGGACAAGAACTGTGAATTGTTGGTCCAGGTGATGGTCTCCTGCCCAAACACGGCTTTTTCGACGTTCGTCGCATTCGCTTCCTTCACATAGAAGGTCACCGTGCCGTTGGATTCGTCGACGGTAAACGCAAAATCCCGGCGCTCCTCCCCATCCACACCCGGAAGGCTGCAGTCTAAGTAGACGGGGCTAGAAGCCAGCGCGGTGCCTGACATGAGAGTGAGGGTGATGGCGAGACGGACGGCATTGTTGATTTTCATGAGGTTCCTTTATACGTCCGCCTGAGCGGCCTGCTGAGATCGTCGGGTGGCCATGCTGGGTTTGGCCGCGATCGACTGGAGCCGCTCTAGCAGGGGCTGCATCCCCGCCCAGGCTTCGGCGATCGCCGAGGCCAAACTGGCGTCGCGTACGCGCGTACTCTTGGCATAGGGAAATGTGACGCCAACCGCGAGCTGCAGATTCGATTGCTTCGCCAGGAAGGCTTGGTATGCCGCACGTAGCCATTCCTCCTGCAGCTTGACCGCAGGATGTCCACCGACGGCGGTGCGTGGATCGAACTCCACCAACGCATCACGCTCGGGAACGCTGCGCTGGCTTGCGTAGCGCCGCTGCTGGACGATCACAATCGGGCAGATGCCCGAATCGCTCGCCATCAGCGGTGCCAGCGCCTTTACGCACTCCGTGAGCATGTGTTTGAACGCGACGAATCCACCGGCGAGAACCGCCTGCCGCAGCGGTCCGAGTAAATCATTAGGCAAGGTGATCTGCGCGATCAGACGGTCTCGCTGTAGCGAAACCGTGGCATGGGGAAACTTGGTGAAGGCTGCACCCGGCGCCGCCACCGAAAGCGGCAAAAAGTCCCAGACGCTGTCGGCGCCTTCGGTGATCGCCGGGCGCCCGATTCCCGACCGGTCGATGCCGACTGCATCGAGGGAACGATCGGAGCGCAGCGCTGCCATCATCAGGCGCAGCAGGCGCTTGCCTTCGAGGTAGGTATAGGGATGGTCCGGTCCAAATGGAATGCCGGTAAAGGTGGTCAAGGTACCCTCCAAGAGATAGCCGTCGTCGACCATGCGTTGCTCGGCGATCGGGAAGTAGGAAACGAGGTGGCGTGCCCAGGCGCTGCCGCGTTCGGCAGCAGCCCACTGATAGAGATCGGACCAGCGCCGATGCAGGCAGCGGTCGGGCAGGGCGCGCGAGGGTGAGAGCGGCGACAGCACCAGCAGCTGCGTCGACGAGAACCCGCGCCGCTCGGCGATGGCAAGGTGGCCGCGCAGCTGGGCCGCGTCGATCGGCGAGGCGATCTTCGATTCGATCAGAAGGGCCCAGCCGGACTCGGAGTAGATCCAGGCATCGGGCAGACGCCGCTTGACCAGTTCTGATGTCTCACGCCGTTCCTCGGCATCGCCCGGCAGCCGCTGCTCGACCACCTGCAGGCGCTCGCCCCGCGGTGGCGAGACACCCAGCCAGCGGAGGAAGGTAGCGAGAAGAGCGGGGTCTTCGGCCAGACAGCACACCAAGGCGTGCGTCAGGCGGTTTTCCGGGTGGACGTATTGATCGAACAGCGCGCGCATGGCATCAAGCTATGTGACCTATAGGCAACATAGCTCGGTCGGAGGTAAGAAGTCGAGTCGTTCGATTTGTCCTAACGTGACTTATAATCCGTGGTTCGATGGTCCACAGCCGCCTAGAACAGCGGCGTGGATCTCACACGCTACGTCGGCCCCGCCATCCGGTCCTTCCGTCTTGCCGCGGAGCTCAGTCAAGAAGAGCTCGCTGAGCGAGCGGAACTTGATCGGACATATATTTCTGGCGTCGAACGAGGCCGCAGAAATCCAACCGTACAGTCTTTGCAAGCCATAGTTGCTGCGATGGGGACAAGTCTCGATGCCCTCTTTGCGCGCGCGCGCGAGCTTGCAGAAACTTCCGCGCATCACCTCAAGGCGCGGCGGAAAGATCGCGTGCTGCGAAAGCGCTAGCGAAGCTAGCCTTATGGCTTGTAGTAAACCTTCCACTCGGAAAAGTTCAGGGGGAATGGCGGCGCGTTTATCCCCAGAGGCTGGCCCAAGGCCGTAGGTGCGTCCACTACTCCGCAGGCGTCAATATACGAAGAGGACCGATTCGTGCTCTGTCACGACGCGAGACGATTGTCCGTTTGTAGCATGTGCAGAACGCATCGCATCCAAGAGCATAGCGTTGCCATCAACTCACGATCGTCAATGTCTGGAAGTCCCGCATCAGCTACGATCGCGTTGGTCCTCCGATGGGTTGCGGTCCTGGCTGGACAGAATCCTATCGCAAGAAATGGGACCAGCTCGCACTGAGCGATGTTGGTCGAGAGTCTTAAGGAGCGGCGTGAGCACGACGCCAAACATCAACATCGCCAACTACAGCGTCTGCTTCATCGATCTGCTTGGGCAGAAGAAGGCGATGGAAGGTCAGTCATTACTGCCCGAGCATGGAACGAAAGAGCAGTACGACGCACTCATCAAGCTTATCAAGTCCTCGGTGGGCAAGATTAGCGTCATCCACAAGCACGCGGCAACGATGCTGGATGCGATTCGCGAACCACGAGATCCGCCCGGACCGCTTGACGAAGAGCAACTGAGAACCTGGCGCGAACTGCACACTGAAAACACCGTTACGCAGCGCTGGTCGGATGGATTGATGGTCTTCGCGTGTTTTGGTGGCGTTCCGACTACGACGCAAGTGCGAAGCCTCTATATGCAGTTCTGCTTGGCAGGGGCAATGTGCTTGGTAGGCCTCGCTGGAAAGGCCCCAATGCGGGGCGGCATCGATATTGCGTGGGGCGTCGAATTAAATCCTGGTGAGCTCTACGGACCTGCAGTTGCAAACGCCTACGTACTCGAAAGTGATTGCGCGCGTTTTCCTCGCATCGTCGTAGGAGAGCATGTTGGAGCTTACCTTCGGGCGGCGGTCGCAGATCCTGCCCAAGACATCAACACGGCGACGAGTCGCATATATGCGTCGATTTGTCTTAGTACGCTTTCGCGCGACAGTCAGGGGCAACTCTTCCTTGACTACTTGTCCGAGGGATTTGAGCAGGCGGTGACATCGAGTCGGATCGATCAACTTTGGTCGAGCGCGCGCAATTTCATCGATGAAGAGCTGGCTGTGCACAAGTCGAGCGGTGACGGCAAGCTTCTTGGTCGGTATGAAGCGCTGGCGCAATATTTCGACTCTAGGCCCCCGCCATCGAAGCGTAGTTGACATTGCCATTAGTAGCGCCACGGGGGCTAGTAGGATCGATGTTGCGCGAGGGGTTGGTATGCCCGCGAATCTACGGATCGAGTTCGAGGGCGCCGACGATGTGGAAGTACTCGGGGAAATCCAGCCGGCGCTCGCCGCGCTTACTTGGAGACGAGGGACTCCAGCTTCTTCAGCCGGCGAGCCAGCTCGTGCTGGGTGACGTTCGCTTCTTCCGCGCAAGCACCATCTAGGCAATGAACGCCTGATAGGACTTGGAGCGGAGGGATCGCACCGTGGCCGAGCTCGCAGAGAACATCGCGGCGCATCATTGAAGCCAAGGTGGGTCAATCCCCGTTGGGTTTGAACAAGAAAGGCGTAGACAAAACTTTCATGTTGGTAAGGACAGCATCAAAAAGGACATCGTCGGCACGATAGATGCTTCGACCGAGCAGCCGCTCGAAGACGGCGTCAGGGGATGGGGACATGAGAATCGCGGGATACGCGGCCTTGCTGGCCGCGCTGCTGTGCGCAGGCTGTGCGACGACCCAGTATCGGCCCGTGGTCGACTCGGGCGTCAGCAAAGGCAATTACGAAGACGATGTCGCTGATTGTCAGAACTTGGCCAATCAACGTCCGGCGGCAGCGCCCGCTGCGGGCGGCGCAGCCGTTGGTGCAATCTTTGGTGCGCTCCTCGGCGCAGCGGTCGGACTTCGAGGCGACGACGTCGCGAAGGTAGCCGCCTGGGGCGCCGCCAGCGGCGGATTGAACGGAGCGGCTTACGGCGCTGCCGAGCAGCAGGCGATCGTTTCTCGATGCATGGTAGGTCGAGGATATAACGTGGTCGCAAACTGAGAATTGGTTTGACTGCGCGCTTTCGACCCAAAGCAGACTATTGCGCTAAATTGAGTGGGTTCCAAAAAGCGCGGCGTCGCAAATGATGAATGGTAGCCCGTATAGTTTTTTTTGAGCGGCGATACTAGATGGGTCTCCGTTGAAGAATGAACACAACAACAGCCTCACGGATCAGCTGAAGGTAGCTGTCTGTAAGTAACCAAGGAAACATGGGACAATTGAATGGCTGTCTACATATCAGAGCTGGATGTACTAAATTTTCGGTCGTGTGTGTCTACTAGCCTACAGTTGACCAATTTCACTCCGCTGGTTGGGTTGAACAACTGCGGAAAGAGCAATTGCCTCACGGCATTGCAATGGTTAATCCGGAAAGCGAAGTTGGGCGTCGAGGACTTCCATGACCCAAATCGGCTTGTTCAGGTGACGGGAACACTGGTTGGCATCTCCAACGCAGATTTGGGTGTCTTAGAGCCCAAACATCGGAGAAAGATTGAGCCGCACGTGCGGGATGGCATTCTCCGTGTTAGGCGTGTGCAAGAGGTACCAGGTGGTGAGGTGACGTTGACTGTCTGGGATCCGAACACCCGTGAATGGAATCCCAACCCTACTGGGATCGACAACGCCATTGCGGCACTGTTCCCCGACCCCATTCGCATCGGGGCAATGGAGAACGCTGAAGAGGACGCCAGTAAAGCTAAGACGACCACCACAATCGGCAAACTGTTGGCTTCAATGCTGACGGCAATCCAGGAGCAACACGAGCAGGCCTTGACCCCGCACCTGACCGCCATCTTGGGGATGGTTTCGGCCGAAGGTGGGGAGCGCTTCGAAGAGCTGGATCGCATCGACGACTCGATTAACCGCAAAATCTCCGATCTGTTCCCTGGCATTCGCATCAAGCTCGATTTCCCTGTTCCCATTTTCAACGATCTGATCAAGGCGGGGACGGTCAAGGTTTACGAGGGCGACGGGCAAGGGCGTTCCTTCGGCTCCTACGGCCACGGGGCGCAACGCGCGATCCAGATGGCCATGGTGAGGCACTTGGCGGACTTGAAGCGGGGGGAGGCAGCGGCGGGTGGGGTCACCTTGCTATTGGTCGATGAGCCTGAGCTGTTCATGCATCCTTTCGCAGTGGAGCAGGTGCGCGAAGCGCTACGTGCCTTGTCCGCGGCTGGGTATCAGGTTGTGTTTTCGACCCATTCTGCTCAGATGATTCTCGCTAAGGACGCCAAGAACGCTCTGCTGATCGCGAAGAAACATCCTGAAGGGACCAAAGCACGGCCACACTTGCTGTCGATCGTTGAGCAGTTGGTCAAAAACCCCACCCATCAACTCCATCAGCTCTTCAGCCTGACGAATTCCTCCCAAATTTTGTTTGCCGACAAGGTCGTTCTCACCGAGGGGAAAACGGAACTACGTCTATTGCCGTCCATATTCCAGGTAGTTACTGGCAAGACCTTGGGGCAGGCATCGCTGGCGATCGTTGCAATGAGCGGGGTGTCTGACACTCGGAAGTCAATGGAAGTGCTGTCTGCTCTCGGTCTGCCAGCGTGCGCCATTGTGGATCTCGATTTTGCATTCCGCCAAGCCACTAAGCACGGCTTCTTGCGGGCGGATGATCCGGACATCGCTGCGTGCAAGGCTGTCTTCGCTAGGTTGGCCAACGATGGTCTTGTTTCTCTCGATGGGGGGTGGCCTCGTAAAGGTGTCCAGGGGTCGGCGGCCAACGCCTTCGAGTTGCTCGCGGCCGAGAACGAGGCAAAGCCGCATATCGCTGCATTAGTTCAGAAGTTGCGCGACCAGAACGTTTGGCTTTGGGGCGCCGGTGCCATCGAATCTCACCTCGGTCTTTCCGAAAAAACGGAGCATGCTTGGCTGTCCTTCCAAGTTCGATTGGAGAGCGAACCGCTGGATGACTTCTGCACGGATGCCGTAGGCATCCGCTCGTTGGTGGAATGGTTGGACGCTGCACCTCTGGCGACCGAGTAAGCGTGAGCAGCCGCATGCATAACTGTTCATTAAATCGACCGCGCTTCTGGCGCAGTTTAATTTATGGGCGGTCGATGTCCGTTCCTGGCTGGTGGGCACCCTGTGACCCATAGCGGACATTACTTCGATTCAAGCCGGCCTGGCTTTACTCGGTGCAACACCGGTCCATTTCCTGTACGCCTGCGAGAAAGTGGTCGGCTCGCTGAACCCCAAGTCGGCAGCGATCTGCGCCAGCGACATGCGACCTTCCAGGATCAGCGCCTTGGCCCGATCCAGGCGCGCCAAGTTCGACAGCGTGCGGAAACTCGTCCTTTCGTTCGTCAGCCTGCGCTTGAGCGTTCGCTCGTGTTGAGCGTGCACGCAAATTCGCCGACTAGAGGCGGGTGTGTCAGGGAGTGGTTCGCAAGGTGTTCGCGGATGAAGGCGGAGATATCGAAGCGGGGGCTGCGCTTCCTGAGCAACTCTCGGCACAAGCGCTCGTGACCTGCCCCCGTTCTTCAGTGCCACGGTAATCTAAGTATGGTCCGTCAGACGAAGAGGACGGACATGAAGAAGCGATACACCGACGGGCAGATCATCGGCTTTCTGAAGCAGGCGGCCGAGGGAGTGCCGATCAAAGAGCTATGCCGCCAGCACGGTTTCAGCGATGCCTCGTTCTAACTATGGCGCCGTCGGTTCGGCGGCATGGATGTGCCCGATGCGAAGTAGCTGTGCGAGCTGGGAGCGGAGAACGCCAAGCCGAAGAAGCTGCTGGCCGAAGCGATGCTGGACGCGGCCGCGTTGGGGTGGTGGCGCGGGGAAATTCTGAGCCCGCAGGCGGGCCGCGACGCGGTTGCTGCCATGCGGGCGAAGACGAATCTCTCCGAACGCCGTGCGTGTGCTTTGATCTGCCTGTCGCGCACGGCGCTGCATTACCGGGTGCAGCCAACGGACGACACGCTGCACGCCGTTTGATCGAGTTGGCGAGTGAGCGTCGTCGCTTCGGCTATCGGCACCTGCATACGTCGCTCGAGCGCGAGGGATTCGAGGCCAACCACAAGCGCGTGCATCGGCTGTATCGGTTGGCGGGTTTGGCGGTTCGCCGTCGGCGCAAGCGCGATCGCGTCGCTATGGAGCGCCGACCGCTGCAGGTGCCGCCCGGCCCAACCATACCTGGTCGATGGACTTCGTCTTCGATGCACTTGCGAATCGCCGACCGATCAAGTGCCTGACGGTGATCGATGACTATATGAAGAAGGAGGTCGAAATCCTCGTGATGCCGGCATGAGCCGACCGTCCGTCCAAAGTTGCCCGATGTGGGCGCGAGTTCGGCAACGCGCGAACCACGCGGCTCACCGGTTTTAGGAGCCGCCGCACCATTGCCGGGAACGCCAAAGTAGGGTGTTTCGAAGTGCCTTCAAGGGAGGGGTGAACGAGCCGTCGAAAGATATAGAACATTTGTTCTCTATTCATGGTACATTAGTCCTCCATGAACATTCCGCGCGACCGTAGCCAGAAAATTCTCGCGTTCATCCAGCTCCGAATCGAGGCCGATGGGCGTCCTCCTACTCTTGAAGAGATCGCCAATGCCTGCGGGTTCAAGTCCCGGAGCGCGGTGCAGAAACACGTGCGGGCATTGGGAGCCAGCGGTGAGCTGCGGGTAACCCCGGGGCGTGCCCGTAGCGCCAGGCCCAAGCGCGCAAAGGAACAGGCGGCCGGCGCGACGACCTTCTTCGAGGTCGCCTCCAGCGACATCCAAGACCTGACTGACGCCGATCTGCGCGCCCTCGTAGCCCGTCTGTGCGCCGCAGGCCTAGCGGACGCGGGACTTCCTTCGACCTGTGTGATCTGGGGCGGCGACCAGCGAGCTCCTGATGGCGGGATCGACGTACGGGTCAAGACCGAGCCGAATGCCGGGTTGCCGTCTCCGTTGAATCGCGGAGCTGTCGGGATTCAGGTGAAAGCGACGCGGATGCCCGCCAACGAGATCCAGCGCGAGATGTGCCCCGGCGGGGTCCTGCGACCCTCGATTCACGATCTGATCCGCGCGCGGGGTGCCTACCTCATCGCCGCTTCTGACCTTGTGGCCGACGAGGAGTACCGCCGTCGCGTCGAGGCCATGAAGGTCGCCGCATCCGTTCCCGAGTCGTCCGCGGCGATCTTCGATTACTACGACGCCCGCCGCCTGGCCGACTGGACCAATCAGCACCCCGGCGTCGTAGCTTGGGTCCGTAGCCGGCTGGGTCGCCCGCTCCAGGGCTGGCAGCCCTACGCTGCATGGGCGAATCCGGCAGGGGGCCATGCGGCGTTCTTTGCCGATGAAAAGCTACGGGTAGCCGACCCGCTGGATCCCGAGAACAAGATTTCGCTCGTCGACGGCTTGGGGCAGGTCCGTCGCACGCTGCGCAGCGCAGGGCATTCCGTGCGGCTGACGGGCCTGTCGGGCGTTGGCAAGACGCGTTTTGCACAGGCGCTGTTCGAGGAGTCCGCCGCCCCGGATGCACTGCCGGCGGAGCTCGCGGTCTATACCGACACCGCCCATAGCCCCACACCGTCGCCCACTGCGGTGCTCGACGAGCTGCTGGCTGCACGCCGACGGGCCATTCTCATCGTCGACAACTGCGGCACTCAGCTGCACAACCAGCTCAGTGCGCGCTGCAAGACCTCCGACCGTGTGAGCCTGCTCACGATCGAATATGACATTCGCGAGGAGCTCGCTAACGAGACCAACGTGTTCCGCTTGGAAGCCGGATCGGACGAGCTGATCGAGAGCCTCCTCGAGCAGCGGTTTCCGCACATCTCCCAGGTTAACCAGCGCACCATTGCGCGTTTTGCCGACGGCAACTCGCGCGTGGCTATCGCCTTGGCCCACACGATGGAGCGACACGACTCATTGGCCGGGCTTAAGGACGACGATCTGTTCGACCGTCTGTTCTGGCTCGGCAAGGAAGTCAACCCGGAGCTCAAGGTCGCTGCCGAGGTCTGTTCGCTTGTTTACTCCTTTGATGTCGAGGAGATGGAGGGCGATCTCGTTCAGCTCGGCGCTCTAGCCGACCTCAAGGCGCTCCCCTTGTATCGGCATGTCGCAGATCTCGAGGAGCGTGGGCTCGCACAGCGCCGCGGTCCATGGCGCGCCATCCTGCCCCATGCCGTCGCTAATCGACTCGCGGCCCGCGCGCTGGCTTCGATCCCGGCGGGGCGAGTCAAAAAGCATCTGATCGAGGGCTCCGAACGCCTCTGGAAATCTTTTTCTCGGCGTTTGGGCTATCTGCACAAGTCGCCAGGGGCGGTTGCGATCGCGCGCAGCTGGTTGGCTCCCGGCGGGCTGCTCGGCGATTTGAGCGAACTCACGGCGCCGCAGCAGGAGGTGTTGGCTAACATTGCGCCGATTGATCCGGCATCCACACTCGAGGCGATCCAGCGCACCGCCGACGGGCCGCAGGGTGAGCAGGTATTCACCTTAAGCTCGTTCACTCGCTCGCGTCTGGTCGAGATCCTCCGTCTCATCGCATTCGATCCGGCACTATTTGATGCTTGTATCCGACTGTTGGTCCGATTCGCCGTGGCCGAACCTTCGGACAATCGGAGCAACCCGACGCGTAGCGTCATCAACTCGCTCTTCCAGATCCACCTATCCGGAACCCATGCGTCCACCGACCAACGTGCGGGGAGTGTTAAGGCACTTCTTGGGTCGAGCAATGCGGACATCTGCGCCATCGGCCTGGATGCGCTGTCCGCGGCGCTGGAATGCCACCACCTTACCTCGCACTACGGGTTCGAATTCGGTGCACGCGTCCGCGATTACGGCGCATACCCTCGGGGAGCCGACGCGCGGAAGTGGTTCGCCACATTCATTGATGTCGCGGTCGATACGGCCATCAGCAGCGGGCCGATGGCCCAAGGGGCGCGCAACGTGCTCGGACGGCACTTTCGATCGCTATGGGCGGTAGCGGGCGTGCTAGACCCGCTGGAGGCGGCAACGGCTGCACTGCTTCCGGGCGGCTGGGAGCGCGGATGGCTCGCAATCCGCCAGACGCTGGGCTTCGATGGAAAGAAGGGGCTGTCTGCAGAATCGCACACGCGCCTCATGCGCCTCGAGATTCTCGCGCGTCCGCGTACGCTGGCGTCTCAGGTGAAGGCAGTTGTGTTGAATAACCACTTCGCAGGTGTGGACTACGCGGATGGTGAATCGCCGAGCCATAGTTATGAGCGTGCCGATCGTCGCGCGCGCCAGCTTGGCGAGCTCGTCGCAGTCGATGAGGCGGTATTCACACAGATCATCCCCCTCGTGGTAGCCAACGTGCAGGGCCGCCAATGGCACTTCGGCGAAGGTTTGGCTGCCACCACGCCATCGCTCGAAGCCTGCTGGTCCGCGCTGGTTGCCGCCTTGGAAGCGTTGCCTTCGAAAGACCGCAACGTGCAGGTGCTTCGTGGGTTCCTGCGCGCGACCTCCGAGCGCGATCGGGACCTGTTCAACCGGTTTCTCGACGAGAGCATGGTTCGCCCGACGCTTGTGGAATGGGCACCCGTCCTCCAACTCAGCGCTACGCTGGACGATCGGGGTTGCAGCCGCCTGCTGGCGTCGATGAACGATCCTAACGTTCCCGCATGGGTCTTCCGTTACTTGGCGTACGGCAGCGTAACGGATCCGGTGCCCGAGGAGCGGCTGGTAGAAATGCTGAACCTGCTGAGCATCAAGCCCGGAGGGCTGGCGATCGCGATCGACATCCTTCACATGCACATCTATAGCGAGCTCAAGCCCGTGGGACCCGAGCTGACGGCGTGTGCCCGGACGCTTATCGCGAGGGCGCCTCTGGAGCGCGACGACCATGGTCTGGACCACGCACTCGGCCAGCTCATCAAACGTTTCCTCGCGGGGCCCGAGGCGGAGATTGCCACTCGCCGACTCCTTGAGCGTATCTGTGAGGCGATCGACAGCTACGCCGTCTCGCGGTACGACTTCAACGAAACCCTCAAGGCGCTGTTCGCGGAGCAACCCACACTCGCCCTAAACGCACTGATCGGCGATGAGAACTTGGACGAGGCGGAGGATCAGTCGGTCGGCTACATTCGGCGCGATGCGCTGGCCGGCGGCCGGCGCTCGGGCGCTCTCCTTTCCATTTCCGAGGAGGCGTTGCTGGATTGGTGCCGCACCGGTAGCGGTCCGGAGCGGTGGCTGCGAATCGCCCCCTTGCTTCCGGCATTCGATTCTCCGGCCGCCGATGCGCCGCTGGAGTGGTCGAGTAAGGTAAAGGTGCTGCTCGCAAATGCGCCCGATCCCGCCGCGGTCGCAGAGACACTTATAGATGTCTTGATACCGACGGGCTGGAGCGGCTCGCGCGCCGACGCAATCCGCCAGCGTCTGCCGCTGCTCGACCAGCTGGGCGAGATTCTTGGGCCGGATCACGAAAGACAGGTCGCCAACTGGCGGCGCAACGTTATGGAGAGGATCGATCGGGAAGCACGACGCGAGCTTGAGAATCATCGGTGGCGCAACGAACGATTCGAGTAACCTGATGGCAACGGCACTGCTAAAGATCGTGAGTAGCGTGCAGCATCGAATCGAGCGGGCGCGGTGGACGCAGTGCATTCCCAGATAGATTCGAGTTCATAGAGTCGTGTGATATCGAAGATGACGCGGTGCGGTTTTCGGCTGTACTCGATCACATAGACGTGACCGGTAAGCTGTCGCTGTTTCTGCCTTTGGCCGAGAGCAGACTCCGCCGCGCAAACCTTCCAACGCAATCTTTTGCGAGGTCGTCGACTTTTTACACAACGACTCTAGTTGGTTCGCGCGTGAATTTCAGAAGTGACTCACCGTTGCTCCTTGCCCTTTCGACTAAGCACAGAATCGCCCACGCAGTGTCTTGGATTGCAGAGTCTGTGTCCGCCTCCATGAGCAGCGAGCCGATGGCGATAGCCTGAGCGCAGCACTGATCTAGGTCGTCGGTGTGCTCGATGGCTGAGGAGGCGGGAAGATTTGAGCGTCGCTTGCGTCTTGCCTTCCGACTCACGGTATCGCGCTCCTTTGATCGCCTGTGATGGCACGAGTTACCATTGACGCTCTGGTTGCCGCTCGAAGCCAGCCCTGTCTCGAATTGGGGGTCTCGTGTCGAAACAGTGGCTTCCGAGCCGTAACAGAGCGTCAATGTCGCCGGACTTTCTGGAGTACCGGCATGGCGCGCGCCCGACTACCCGCACTGGATCAACTTGCTCAACTAGGCTTCGATGAGCTTAAACGGTCGTGGGCCTCCGTGTTCGTCGGGGCGCCACCCTCACGGATGCCACGTGACTTCTTGGTAAAACTCTTGGCTCAGGGGCTCCAGGAGCGAGGCGCTGGCGGTATTCCCAAAGCGCTCGAACGCGCCCTTGGCAAGCCCTGCAGTAGCGGTGGGAAGGTGTCGTCGAGTGAGTCTCCGGACAACCTGACCCTCGGCACGAGGCTGATCCGGTCATGGGGCGACGCAAACCACGAAGTCATCGTTATCGAGAGTGGCTTTGCATACCGGGGTAAGTCGTATCGGAGCCTGAGCGAGATCGCCCGTGAGATCACCGGGGCTCGCTGGTCGGGGCCTCGTTTCTTCGGGATCAAACGAGGGGAGCGAGCTGGACACTCCTTGGAGAAGCAGGCATGAACGCATCTCGCCGCTGCGCGATCTACACCCGCAAGTCGTCGGAGGAAGGGCTCGATCAGAGCTTCAACTCCCTCGACGCCCAGCGTGAAGCCTGTGCTGCCTACATCCTGAGTCAGCGTCATGAGGGCTGGAAGTTAGTTGCCGACCACTATGACGACGGTGGCTACTCTGGGGGCACCCTCGAACGTCCAGCGCTCCAGAAGCTCCTGGCGGCCATCGCGTCCGGAACGATCGACTTGATCCTGGTCTACAAGGTTGACCGCCTGACACGAGCGTTGAGCGACTTTGCCAAGCTGGTCGAGCTGTTCGATCGACACAAGGTGTCGTTCGTTTCGGTGACCCAGGCGTTCAACACGACGACCTCCATGGGACGGCTAACCCTGAACGTCCTGCTGTCCTTCGCCCAATTCGAGCGCGAGGTCACGGGCGAGCGGATCCGCGACAAGATCGCGGCTTCGAAGAAGAAAGGTATGTGGATGGGCGGGCTGGTACCGCTGGGCTACGACCCGGATGGAAGAACCCTCAAGGTCAATCCCACTGAAGCCGAGCAAGTCCGAGAGACCTTCCGCCGGTACCTGGAGCTGGGATCGGTCTCACAGCTTCGCAATGTGCTTCGAGCCGAGGGCGTGCGCAGTAAGCGAAGGAAAACTGCGACCGGTGGCAGCTATGGCGGCTGCTCGCTTACCAGTGGCGCGCTTTTCAAGATCCTGACGAATCCGATCTACCGGGGCGAGATCGCGCATCGAGGCGAGCGATATCCAGGGCAGCATGAGGCGATAGTACCGGAGGAATTGTGGAATCAAGTTCAGGCGCACCGTGAGCGTACTCGACGGGCTAAGTCGACATTACCGAAGGCGCAGGCGAAGTATCCCTTGCTCGGCCTACTGACTGATAAGCAGGGAAAGAGTTACAAGCCGGTCCATACCACCAAGAGACATCGGCGTTACCGGTACTACGTTGCAAAGACCGATCTGACGGCAACGCCAGGTGCTCGCTATCCCGCGGATGAGCTGGAACAACACATTGGCGAACGCCTGAGCATCTTCTTCGCACGATCCAAGGCGATCGTTGACGCCGTCCTAGAGCCCGACGACTCCGCAGCCGCGCTGAAGTCAGCGGTGAATCAAGCAACAAGGCTCGAGGCCCGGACGGGAGAGTTCAACTGGGGCTCGTGGCGGACTCTCGTAGCAGGGATCGTGATTGGCAATCAAGAACTGAAGATCAAGATTGATCGGCGGGCACTGCGGAGCGAGCTGGGCCTGATGGCCACTGAGGACGCCGAAGCGACGATCGAGCTTGTTCAGCCCATGCGGCTCCGCCGGACCAGCTACGAGATCCGCTTGGTGATCCCCACGGTCATGGCGCCCTATGAAGCTGGGCAGCGCAATGAATCGCTCATCCGTTTTCTGGCGAGAGGCCGGCGTTGGTACCGCCAGATTACGAGCGGCGAAATGCCGTCGATCCAGGATATCGCCAAGGCCGAGAATGTCACCGAGCGGTATGTTGCCCGAGTGCTTCGAGGCTCACTACTAGCTCCAGAACTAATGCAGCGCATCCTGGACGGTCGCCAACCCGTTGGTATGACCGTCCGGCAGCTCCTTGATCCGCCACCACTGAATTGGGACGACCAGCGACGGCATTTCGGACTTGATCCGGCCTAAGACTCCGTGGCGGGCGCGTAGCCGGAAAAAACGCGAGTTCGGTCGAGCAATTCTGCAGAACGACTCCGAACTCCTGCGAAGTGCCGCGAGAGACGCCGCCCCAAATTCGCCCGATCAGGCCCTAAACGACAATTCCGCAGTTCGCCTCAGAAACAAAAAAGCGCGCCATATGGCGCGCTTTTCGGCTTTCACAGAGACCCGAACTCACAAGGTCAGTCTGCGTGGCGGAGAGGGTGGGATTCGAACCCACGTTACGGCATAACCGTAAACCGGATTTCGAATCCTTTTACCGCTGTATACGGCCGTCTACGGGTGACCCCGCACTTGCGCCAGATAGCGCGCTGTGGCAACGTCTGCGCCGTCCGGTCAAGCCACGCACATCCCGTATACCTACGGAACCGCCGGTGACCCCCGGGTGACCCCGTTGTCTGACGCCGTGTGCACCGGATTTCATGAAACGTATCTCCTTCCATCGCAAGACACTCGACGCGCTGCCGCTGCCGCGCGTTGGTGTGCGAGAGGAATACCAGGATGCCGACGCACCGGAACTGATCCTGCGCGTCAGCTCGACGGGGCAGAAAACGTTCGCCCTGCGTCGGAAGATCGACGGCAAGGCGGTGCGCGTGACGCTGGGCACGTACATGCGGGCTGGCGCCACCGAGCCCGACATGACCGTTGCGCAAGCGCGCAAGGCGGCGGGTAAGGCGAAGACTGCGGCGGCTGATGGAAAGAACCCGAACGACATCAAGCAGGCGCGTCGTGTCGAAGGGCTCACGCTGCGTGCGGCGCTCAAGGCCTACGTCGAGGATTCGAACAGGTTGAAGGAAAGTACCGCTGCGGGCTATGCGGCGATCCTGCAGGAAGTCGTGCCGGACTGGATGGATCGCCCTTTGCGCGAGACGACCGAGGAACAGGTGCTTGCCCGACTCAAGCGTCACGGGCAGCGATCGAAGGCGAGGGCGAATGCTGCCATGCGCGTTGTGCGCCTGCTCTGGAACTACGCCCGCACGTTCAACGTGAAAAACGCGCCACCGGTCTACGGCGACAATCCTGTGTCAATCCTTTCATCGCGTAACGCCTGGTTCCGCGTCGAGCGTCGCCGCACTCGCATCAAGGACGACAAGCTGCCGGCGTGGTGGTCAGGCGTCACTGCGCTACGGGATTCGAAGCTGCCGGCAGCGGCCGATGCCGCGGACCTCTTCACCCTGATGCTATTCACTGGACTACGGCCGATCGAAGCGTGCGCGCTTGAGTGGCGCTACGTGGATCTCCACGAAAAGACGATCGAGATTCCCGATCCGAAGAACCGCGAGGCGCACTCGCTGCCGCTACCTGCCGTGCTGGTCGACCTGTTCAAGGCTCGCCACAAGGAGAAGGCGTCAACGTTCGTCTTCCCGTCAACCAGCGATCCGAAGTTGCCCTTCAAGAAGCCGACGCTGCACAAGTTCGTGCGCGTACTGAAAGACGAAACCGGCGTCGAGTTCACGCCATACGATTTGCGCCGCGGATTTGCGACGGTCGCGGAGTCCATGGATATCAGCGCGCTCGCGGTAAAGCGCCTGCTGAATCACCGAATCGCGGAAGCAGACGTCACCGCTGGCTATGTCGGCCGCGACCCGCGCCGACTTGCTGACGCAATGGAACGTATCGCCACCAAGATCACCGAGATTGCTACAGCGACGACCGACAACGTCGTCGAGCTCAAGATTCCGGCGAAAGTCGGGTAATCGCTGCGATGGCTTGCTAGAGATACGCCGTCGCGACCTCCGCCACTATTCAACTAAAGAACTACGCGTTCACGACGAACGCGTCCTCTCCGGAATTTTGCATGTCACGACAAGCTCAATATGCGATGCTCGGACAGATGATTTCGCCGGGCGCGTATGCCAAGAATCTGATGCGTGATGATCTTGCGCCAATCCTTCCTAATCTTGCCGAGCTTCTCACGACGAGACATGCGACTGAATTTCGCGACTATGGGTTGATCGTCGATGCAGACGTGAACGAGACAGAGCGCTTGGCGCTTTGCCTCCAATGGATCATTGATTCGAAACTGGCGGTCGTGCCCGTCTACATCGTCACCCAGGTGTCGGAGATCGCGGCACGCGTGCTTGACTATCCGGTCCTGGCGCAGCACGCGGTCGCTATATCTCAGGGCAATCGTCGGCGGGGGAAAGGTGCCGATGATCGTATCCGACCAGATGAAAGGCAGAACGCAGTCGATGTGGCGCTTCGCAAGCGTGGCAGTGTCGATCGTGATGTCGTTGTGACGGACCTCATGCAGTCATTGAACGTGAGGCGCGCGCAGGCTAGCAAGGTGCTTGCCGCCGCTGGATGGGGCGACAGTCAGGGTCGGCCGAAGAAAACGCGCCAATCCGGAAAGTAGAAAGTAGCGAATATTGTCGTGTTCGTCCGGGCAAAGCCGGATGGGCCGACGCAATACCGCGTGCGCCCATTGAAGAGGGGTGCATACGTGTCGAATCCGCTGAAAACGCAGTCGCTACCCGAACTGCTCACGCCGCTGCAGGTTGGTGAAATCCTGCAGGTCAAACCTCGGACACTTGAAGACTGGCGCGCGCGCAGGTGTGGTCCCGCGCTTCCGTTCGTCCGTCTTGGCCGCACCGTCCGTTATCGCCGCGCAGACGTATTGCGGCTCGTCGAATCCAACGTGACAGGGGAGGCGGCATGATGGTCGACCATCTCGCCCAGGTCCGCCAGCTGCGCGCGCTGAGCGGCAACACGCGGCCTACCGATGATCTCGTCGCCGACATGCTCGCCGGCACCAATCGCGTACGCGACATCCTCGACCACGCCCGAGTTTTCCCGCTGCGACCGAGGACGCTCCAGGATCTCGAAAGCGGAATCGTTGGGCTCCAGCGTTCGCTCGTAGAGCTTCGGAATCGGGTCGAGCCGACGACACTGGGGGCGGCATGGAGGCCCGTCCATGCTCTACCCACAATTTAAGGATGGCGGAGGATTCGGCAGCGCCATACGTTCTTGCCGGTACAAGGAGCACGGCATGAGCCAACCCCAGAAACGACCAAAGCCGCTGGCAGGCGGCTTCGGAGGCAAAGCTAGACAATCTCGGTTTCGTGATTCTACTCGTAGCGAGCGCAGCAGCAACTACCTTCCCAACAACTGGCGCGACCGCATACCTGCGCCGGCGATTTACTACGCGCAGCATCTGAAGTTGTCGCCGCCGAACGCACTCGGGTGGGCGCAGGCGCCGTGTCCTTTCCACGAGGATCGCAACGCTAGCTTCAGCGTCAACCTAACCGGCGAACGCGGTGCTTGGCGTTGCTTCGCGTCTTGTGGTGGTGGCGACATGGTTGGCTTTCATATGCGTCGATCGGGCATGTCTTTTGTGGATGCAGTGCGCGACCTGATCGGCGGTGCTCGATGAGCGCGCTGCCGAAAATGGAGACTCCGCAGGATGCCGCGCTCCGCCTCCTTCGCGGCGCCATCCGCGATGGGTTCGTTCTGCAGACTCTGCACGAGTACCGCGACCTCGACGGCACACCACTGTATTGGCGCGCGCGAGCCAAGAACGCGGCGGGCGACAAGTTGATCCGGCCAATCCGGTTTCTCGGCGACCGCTACGTAATGAGCGAACCGCCTGCGCCAAAGAACGGGAAGCCACTCTATGGACTTCACTTGCTGGAACCCGCAAGTGAGTCGAAATCGGCCTGGATCGTCGAAGGCGAGTCGTGCGCCGACGCTCTGGCCGAGCTCGGACTGATTGCGGTCACGAGCGGTAGCGCATCCAGTGCGGAAGCCGCCGACTGGTCAGTGCTGGCCGGTCGCTCCTGCATCGTCTGGCCCGACAACGACGGTCCAGGCATGGCGTACGCCGCGACGGTCGCGAAGAAGCTCACCCATCTCGGATGCGCCGTGAAAGTGATCGGCGCCGATCAACTTGGCCTGCCCGAGCACGGCGATTGCGTGGACTGGCTGTCGGAAAATCCCGGTGCAGGGCCCGATGCCTTCCTGGCGCTGCCGACCGTATTGGCGGAAACCGCCAGCATCGAAACCGCCAGACCTTTTGTCAGTTATGGCAGTAAGCAGAATGGCACATTCGTAGAATTTCGCGCCCTTCCAAGTGAGCTTCCGGACGTTCCCGCGTTCGATCTCTCGCTGCTGCCGGCCAACATGCGGGCGTGGGTAGAGGATGCTGCCGACGGTCTTCAGGTGCCGCCCGACTTCTGTGCGATACCCGCGGTGTGCGCGCTCGCTGGAACGATCGGCCGACAAGTGGGAATAGCGCTCAAGGTCCACGAGCGCTGGATCGAACGATGCGTCCTATGGGCAGCCATCATCGGTCGGCCCAGCAGCGGAAAGTCACCTGCCATGCGGCCAGCGCAGCGCATGTTGACCCGTCTGGAAGTCGCCAAGCGCAAGCAATGGGAGGAGGACTGCCGCGCCGCCGCTCTCGATATGCAGGTGTTGGCAGCAGAGAGGTCGCAGGCGAAGAAGGACGCAGTGAAGGCCATCAAGGCCGGAGATAGAGCCGGCGCGCGAGCAGCATTGGAGTTGGATGCAGAGCCGGAGATGCCGTCCGAACCACGGCTGGTGGTAAACGACGCGACAGTCGAAAAGCTCGGTGAACTGCTCAACGGCAACCCGCGTGGGCTGGTTCAGTTCCGCGACGAGTTGGCCGGATGGCTGGCCGGTCTCGATCGCGAAGGCCGCGAAGCCGATCGCGGATTCTGGCTGGAATGCTGGAATGGACAAGGGCCCTACACATGCGATCGCATCGGACGCGGAACGGTGCGGATCGAGGCGCCGGCGGTGTCGATTCTCGGTGGTGTCCAGCCCGGCAAGCTCGCCGAATACGTCCGCGGTGCAGTCAAAGGAGGATTTGGCGACGACGGCCTGATGCAGCGCTTCCAACTCGCTGTGTATCCAGATGTGCCGGCATCCTGGCGCTACGTCGATCGCATGCCATCGCTTTCTGCCGAGCGCAGTGCACTGCAAACCTTCCAGCGTCTCGACTCACTCAGCATCACGGGCATCGGCGCGGAGCAGTCCGAGTTTGTTGACGTGCCCTTTCTGAGGCTCGCGCCGGACGCGCAAGAGATATTCGTTGAGTGGCAGACGTCTTTGATGCTGCGGCTGCGCGCTGGGGACGAGCCGCCCTTCATGGAAAGCCATCTCGCCAAGTACCCGGCGCTGGCGGGTCGACTCGCACTCGTCCTGCACCTGGCTGACAACGAACGCGGACCGATAGGCGCGGAAGCGCTCGCTACTGCACTCGACTGGATTCCGTACCTCGAAGGACACGCACGAAGGATTTATGCGCCAGCGACAGACAACGGTATCGGCGCAGCCTATCTGCTGAACGCGAAGAGGAAGGAACTCGGATCCCGATTCACCGCTCGCGATGTCTATCGGAAAGGCTGGGCAGGCCTGGACAGGGATTCCACCGAGGCTGCGATCGACGTGCTGCTCGAATACGGGCATTTAGATGAGCATATGGCCGAGACCGGCGGCAGGCCGCTTGCTCAGTTCGTATGGAGGAATCCGGTATGAACGCGGTGAGCTGGCGCCAGAGGTTGAAAATTTCGCGGGATACGCCCTCCTGCTTACTGCCAAAGCTGACAAAAGCCCCTTCTGTCAGTTCTGTCAGTAAGCAGGATGGGGATGCGCGAGAAACCGAGGCGGAGAATGCCGGGCTACGGTTGCGTCTTCTGGCAATCGCTCGGGCTGCACTGATAGACGACCAGGCCGTCACTGGATTGCCGGACGACGACATCAACGGGTGCGTTGGACTTAGCGACGACGTCCTCAGAGCCTATGTACTCGCGCTGCGCGACTCGTTACACCGTGAACGCGGTCGATGCCCTGAAGGCGAAACCGCGCGGGCCTTGTGCAAGCACTGCGGCCCGATCTGGCTCAGTACCGAGGTAGCCGCCTGCGCACCCGCTGTCGATGGCTGGCCGCAAGTTCTGGGATGCCCCTGGTGCCACGTCAAGAATCGCCGAGCGATCCCACGACCGGAAGTCACATGTGGCGAGTGTACGTTCTTCGAGCGAGACCGGATCAACCCGGATGGTGGCCTCGGACGTTGCGGCGCCGGGTTGGAACCAGAAACGCCTTATCCACATGCCCGGCGGCAATGCGAGGCATGGAGGTCGGCGTGAGGGCCTACGATTTAGCTTTGCCTACTGGGCTTGATCTGCCGAAGTTCTGCTTGCCGATCGTCCGACCAGGCTTCACGAAGCTGACGGTACTCGAAAGTCTTGCCGCACTTCGGGCAAAGGATCTGTTCATCAATCGCGTGCAGCCTTGTCACGCCCCATTCTTTGGCACAAGAGGGACACCGCAGTGGGCTCGTTTGCATCTGAAACCATCGATCTCCGTTGGACGAGAAATTGATATCACGGAGGGCATGGAATCGACAAGACGGCCATGCAGTCCAGAGTTCGAGCGATTGCTATCGGTGGCGCTGCTCAACGATGCGGAATGGGCGCAGTGGTCTGGTCGAGAGATTGCGCGTCGGTGCGGCGTTAACCCGGAAATGCCGGGAAAGCTGAGGCCCTTTCCGTCACTGTCGGTAACCGACAGTGAGACCCGCAAATTCGTCTCCAAGCACGGCACCACGACCACGATGAAGACAGACAATATCGGCCGCCGAAAGGGTCAGGCCGGCGCTCGTTTCTGCTGCGCGCCATCGTCGCTTCGTGGGACCGAACCCCGCGAAATTGCGCGCCAAGGCCCCGCAAACCTTGCGCGTACGCCATTCCTAGTCCGGGACCGAACTCGGAATACCGGTCTCGCTTATCTGCGACATCGGAATTCCTATATCGGAACCGCTCGTGCGCTTCGAGTGCTGCGGCACGGAGGTCTGCATGAGCGGTGATGCAATCGATCAGATGCCGTTGACACCGTTCATCGTTGTCGTGTCGCCACCCACGATCTACCAAACCAAGCATGGCGACATGGACGAGGACAATGCCGCGAAATACCTCTCGTATCGCATGTGCCGGGCGATCAGCGCGAGGACCCTGCGGCACTGGCGGATGAAGAGAGTTGGTCCTCCCTTCCATTCTGGGGATGGCGGCCGGCCGATCTGGTATCGACTGCCCGACATCGACGAATGGCTTGAGATCACGTGCGCGGTTGATCCTCTCGCGGCGTAAGTGGCAATCCGCGCCACGATCTGGCAATCCGCGCCACGACTGGAAGATGCTGGCGTGTAGCTTGGCTACATGGATAACACACCAGCAATCGCATCCGAGCCCGGCGACGACATCAACGCGCCGGCCATCGTCATCGAAGCGCCAATCTGCCCAGCCGCTACCGTTATCGCCAATCGCATCAAGGCAGAGCGCGAACGCCTTGCGGCCGAAGAGAAGATCGAACGGGAACTCGCTGACAAGCGCAAGGCGCTCTTGGTCGACGGCAGTGACGCTCAGGTCGATGATTGCGAACGCCGGATCGATGCCAGCCGATCGGCTCAGGTTCGCATTCTAGAGCGCATTGATCTTCTCGCACCCCAGATTGCTAATGCCAACGAGGCGCATCGAGCCGTCGAGCTTGATGCCCTAACCGCTAGCGCGAACAAAGCACGTGAGTCAGGCGAGAAGCTCATCCGAGAGTATGAACCGCACGCAGAAGATCGCCGAGATCCTCACGAAGCTCGTCTCCATCGAACAAGAGATTGCCGACACAAACCGGAAGTTGCAGCGCGCAGGCCGTGAGCTGGTGCGCAGCCCCAACCATATCCGCTGCCGGCGTCCGCAAGAAATCAAGCGCGTCGTCCGCAAGAAGGTCGGCATCGGCGAACCTGATCATCCGTTCTATGGTCGCCACCTCGTTCGTAGCGCACAAGGCGACGTCCTTACCGACCGCACCACCGGCGAGCGCGTCGAGCAGTTTGTCGAGGCAGACGTGACCGTAACCGAGCGCATCGCCCCTTGGTATCCGACAGCACTACAGAGCGTCGTGCAGTTGCCGCCCATCGACCCGAACGCACAGCACCCGATTTGGCGCGGCAACGCGAAACCGGACGTCTGAGGAGAACGCCATGAACGTTGAAGACATCAATGCCCGGTATCTGGAAGTCACGGCCAGCGGCATCCGCTCACACGGCATGGTCGAACAGGATGACCTTGGTTGGGCCATCTACAAATGCGGCCCACTAGGCGGCGGGAGTTGGCATCGCATCTCTGCAGAACGCGTGCCGGGCCTGCGTAAGGCGTTCATCAAGGAAGCTGAGGCCGCGATCGCGCAGACCACAGCCATGGAGCGCAACGCTGAGCGAGAGCGGGAATCGGCCACTCACGAAGGCAGTCCGCCGACCGTCACGGACAGTCAGCCGATTCCCGCGAAACAGCTCACGGTGCACGAGCAGATTGCGCGAGACGAGATGAAACCCGTTGCTGTTGAGACCACCACTGCCACGCCCGCCAAGACGCTGGTGCTTTGGATGCCGCCGACGCATGCGACCGCCAAGCCGATCGACCACTGGAGAAGCGTCGTGGCCCGCTACAACGGTCGCCCAGAGCCGACCGTGCCGAAAGGATGGGAGCGAACGATTGCAGATGCTCAAGCGCGCGTCGCCATCGAGCGCGGCGAGGCACCCAAGCTTTCGCATGGGTGGGATCGCGTAGTCGCCAAGCACAAGGCAGAGGCGACTCAGGCTGCGCCTGCGAAGTAATCCGGAGCAACGCCTCCTTTGGCCGGCCCGTGTTGCTTCGGGCTCATTTGACGGGCCGGCCGCTCTTTTTCATCGGACAACCTAGAGGCGCTCATGCGTCACTGCAACGTCTGCAACACGACCCTCGCTCAGCACAGGAAGCCCAAGCATCGGTCGTGCAGTCGGCGGTGCCAGAAGGTCTGGGCGGCCTGCTCAGCAACGCACGCGCACGCAGAGAGACCAACCGCAGACGGCGACTCGGCTGCCGCGTCAGGCGAAAGGCGAGTTCGATTTGTGATCGAGCGAGTCTTACCAGCCGCAGCAGCTCGCAACGCGGGTGCGACGACCGCGAATTCTCACTACTCACGACATTCGCCCGAACGAGGTTGTTGTTTATCTATGCCGAGAAAATACCGTGATTCACGGGCCGCTGCGTCAGGCATACAACAAGCTGGCAACGATCGTGCGACCAGCGCCGAGCCGCGATTGCGTTTTGCAGTCGAGCGGGTCCCGGGAATGGTGTTTTCGCCAACCACGGGTATCCCAACCGCGTGTATCGACAGTTTTTCGGGTCGCTAGGGAGCAGCAGCAGATGCCCGAAACCCCTCACTCCGGCCCATTTCAGGCTGCGCAAGGTGCTCTATGAGTCAGATCCTTTCCCTCGATGACCGCTTCGTCCGCCTGAGCATTGCGCGGCTTGCCGAAAGCTTCGGCATGTCGCGGACGACGGTCGCCGCGCGTCTCGCGATGTATGGCGTGCAGCCTGATGGCCGGCGCAATGGATACCCCGTGTACCGCTTGAAGGATGCCGCTGCGGCTCTGGTCGGGTCGACTGGCACCGACGCCGAGGGAAACCTGGATCCGCGCTTTCTGCCTCCGCAGCAGCGCAACGCCTGGTATCAGAGCGAGGCTCGCCGCCTAGATGTCGAGATGACGACGGGCCAGCTCATCCCCGCCGCCGAACACGAGGCTGACCTCGCCGACATGACGAAGGAGTTCGTGCAGTTCCTGGAGACCCTGCCCGACGTCATGGAGCGCGACTGCGGCCTGAGTCCTGAGCAAGTGGTCGCGATGTCCGAATCCGTCGATCGCACCCGCGAATCCTTCTACCAACGCATCGTCGCCTCGCCTGACGAATCGATCGAAGCGTCCGAATGAACACGAACCTGGGGAACACCTAATGGCCGGCGCCTCCCGCGACACCGTACTGCGCTTCGTCTACGAAACGACGGGCGACAAGGATCTGGCGAATACCGCCAACCTGCTCGTCAAGATGGCTGACGACGGCAAGCTGGCCGATAAGGAAGCGATCGAGCTTGCGGCGACGCTCAAAGCCCTGGCCGCGCAGTCCAAGGCGGTCGGCGACGCGCTCTCTGCGAAGGCCGGCATTGCCGAGACCACGGCGCAACTGAAGGCTGCGAAGGAAGGGGCGGCCCAGCTCAATGCCGAGTTCGACCGCACCGATACGACGAACCGCAAAGTCACCGCCGCGTTCGCCGCATCGGACAAGGCCGTTGCCGATCTCACGGCTAAGCTCACGCAGCAGCAGCTGACCCTCGCGAAGTCTGAGGGTCTGTTGCAGAAAGCCGGGATCGACACCACGAATCTTGCGGCAGCGAACGCCAAACTACAGGCTAGCTCGTCGGCGGCAGCGGCATCCATCAGCAAGGTCGCCACCGGCGCCTCTGCGGTCGAGGCTTCGAACAAGCGCGTCGGCGAAAGCTACGACGGCGTCGCCGGGAAGATCGAGCGGCTGAAGGCGCTGGCCGAGGGCATCGTCGTTTTCCTCGGGCTGGAGAAGATCGGCGAGGGTTTGAAGTCCATCGTCGAGGAAGGTGAGAAGTTCGACGACCTGCAGAAGCAGTTCGCGACCGCGTTCGGTGGACTGGACGAAGGCGCGCAGACGCTTGAAAGGGTTCGCGACTTCGCCAAGACCGTTCCGCAGCCGTTCGAGGACATCGCCGCCGCTGCCATTCGCCTGAAGCGCGCGGGCTTCGATCCACTCGACGGCACGCTGCAAGCGCTGGTCGACAACAACAACGCGCTGAACGGATCTCAGGAAGACCTGCTCGCCACGATCGAGGCGCTTGGTAAGGCGAACGTCAAGGGCGCCGTCAATATCAAGTCGCTGGTCTCGTTTTTTGACCGAACAGGGCATCCCAGTCTTCGACCTGCTCGGGACGGCGCTCGGCGTCTCGGCGGACCGCGTGCGCGAACTCGCGAACTCCGGCCAGCTCGGCCAGAACTCGATCAAGCTACTCATTGACCAGCTTGGCAAGCTCCGCGCGGGTGCGGCAGCGTCCGAACTCGGCGACACCGATTCACAACTGACCAAGCTCAAGGATACGGCACGTGAGTTCCTGGAGACGATCGCCTCGTCTGGCGTGCTGCAGGTCTTCCGCGACAACCTGAAAGACCTTAATGACGAGGTGGAGGAAGCTGCAAAGTCCGGCAAGCTGAAGCAGCTTGCGCAGTCGATCAGTGATGGCATCGTCGCGACGGCTGGAGCGATCAAGACGACCGTCGGGTTTGTCGTCGACTACTCAGGCGCCTTGCTCGAACTCGGCAAGACTTACTTGGTCATCAAGGGCATCAATATCGCGGGTTCGCTGCTCGAAACCGCGACAGCGCTGGGGGTGACAGCCAAGGCGTCGATCGCCGCTGCCGCCGAGGCCGGCACGACCGCGGGAGCCTTCGGGAAACTGTCGGCGGCAACGAAAGCGATTCCGGCCAAGATCGGCATTGTGGTCGCGGCTGCCGGCGTCGAGTTCACGCTCACGCAGCTAGCGAATCTGGTCGCTGCGCGCGGCGACGAAGTGAAGGCCGAGCACGACCTCAAGGATGCCGAGTCCGATCGCACGGAAACGCTGTCCAAGCTCGCTGAGCGTATCGCCACCGTCAAAGCGCAATACCAGCAATACGCGGATGTCGCCCTGCAGTCTGGCGCGCAGCTGAAGACGCAGAGCACCGACCAGCTCAAGGCGTACGAAGACCAGCTTGCCGGCGCGCAGAAGTTTTATCAGGCACTCGTCGTCCAAGCGCGTCTCGCCAATGATGCCGCTGGCTTGCAGGACGCCAAGGCGAAGCTCGCGGGTGTCACCGCAGAGATTGCCGCGGTCAACGCGCAGCTCGCGGTTACGAAAGAACTGGGCGGCGCCGCGGCGAACGGCCTGACCGCCGGCGCGGCAGCACTTGTCGCGAAGCTGAGTGAGGTCAAGGACGACGCCAAGGCGTTGGGCGAGTTCATACAGAAGGCGTTTGAAGGATTCGACCTCAGCAAGGACATCGTCCAAGTCGGTGACTTCGCGCTTGCGATCGACACGGTTGCGGCACAGGGCGGCAAGGCCGCAACGACGATTGACTCGACGCTGCTCGAATCGCTCAAGAAGCTCTCGGGCCAGGACCTGCTCAAGTTCCAGTCGTCGGCCATCGCGGCAATCGACTCCGTTGGCGTCAGCGGCGAGAAGACCAGCGAGACCCTCAAGGCAACGCTCGAAGCCGCGCTTGACCGTCTGGGCGTCAAGGCGTCCGACACCGGCCAGAAGATCACCAAGGCCGGCGCCGACGAGATCGCAGCGTTCACCGCAGTGGCCGAGAACGCACAGGCGTCGTCCAAGACGATTGTTGCGGCCTTCGATGCGGCGCTGATCGGCGCGAAGACCATCGAAGAAGCCAAGGCCCTGGGAGCCGCCCTGAAGGCGGCAGGCGATACAGGAAAAGTAAGCCTGCAGGACATGGCGATCGCCGGGCGCGATCTCGACGAACGCCTGCGTTCGATCACAGCGGCCCTGTCGCCTCTTCAGAGCCAGTTCGACTTGCTGGGCATCAAGAGCCAGGCACAGCTCGCTGCGACAAGGGACAACGCCAGGGAGGCCTTCGACGCGATCGTGGAAGGCGCCAGGAACGGTACGGCCGCGCAGGAGGACGTCGTCCGCGCCTTTGTCGCCTACGCCAACGCCGCGCACGAGGCTGGCGCCGCGAGCAGCCAGTCCACAAAGGAGCAGATCGACGACCAGCTTGAGCTACTGGCGACCATCAGCGGCATTCCAGACGCTTTCGTTCGCGCCGGCGATGCAGGCAAGAAGGCCGGAGACGACACCGCGCAATCCTTCGACAGCGCCAAGGGGTCGATCGACCAGGCGAAGGACTCAGCAGACGAGTTCGGCGACGCCGCGAAGAAGGCGCACGACACGGCGGGCCAAGCTGCTACCGCGTCGGGTGCAGCCTTCGGTGCCGTCATCGCGCTCACAGCCGACCAGACCGCGGCGATGAAGGACCTCAACGAGCAGCTTGCTCGTGGGGCGACCTATCAGACGCTCGATCTGACCAGCGCGCGGAACATCCTCGACCAGATCGGCCCGCTGATCGGTGCAGGGGCTCAGGTTCTGCAGCAGCGCCTCGATGACATCACGCAGGCGGCGGAGCATGCCCAGGAAGTCGCAAAGCAGATGGCCGATCAGGCGGACTCGATCCAGGACCAGATCGACCAGCTCACCGGCAACGATCAAGACATTGAGGACCGCCGCCACGAGAACGCGCTGAAGAACATCCAGGAGGAAGCCGAGGAAAACGGCACGCTCAACACGGCCGAGTACAACCGCCTCGTATCGCTCGAAAACCAGCTGCACCAGTTGAAGATGGCGAACATCCGCAAGGAGCAACAGGCGAATGGCACCGCGCCGCAGTCCGGCGACGGCAGCGGGCGAGCGCCCCAGAATGGCGACAACGCGCCATCGCGCGGGCCTCAGAACGGGGACAACACAGGCAGGCAGCCGAGCCAGCCGCAGAGCACACCCAGCGCACAGCCGGCACCCAACATCACAGTCACTGTACAGGGGTCAGTCATCGGCACGGATCCGAACAAGCTCGGCGAGCAGCTAGCTCGATTGGTCAAGCCCCAGCTCGATCGCATCTCTGCGAATCGGTTCTGACCATGCCCGCGACGAATGTCATCTCGTTTCTCGATGCTGGCCGGCGCCGTCTCGCCAAGAAGATCACTGCGCTCGAATCTGAAGTCGAACTCGGGCTATTGACCCTCAAGGTGATGACGCGCCTGCGATCGTTCCCCGAGATGGAGGGATGCACGATGTCGGGTGACGAGCTGTACAACTTCGTTCGGTCGGCGCTCAGGGCGCAGCTGATCCTCGACAAGAACCGGAAGTAG